GAATGCAGCAGCCAAAAAAGCCCGAGCTTTGCCACCGTGCGCGCATGGCGCAGCAGGCCGGCCCGGCCGTCCGGGTCCGGTGGTGGTTTTCGTGGCGGTCGGGTTAGGCGCAGGCGGTCACGCCGACGCATACCGGCGGCCGCTTCGCTGGTCTTCGTCCAATTGGGCGGCGGCTTCGGTCAGTAGCATGGCCCGATGCTGCAGGCGGCCGGCTTCGGCTCGCCACGCGTCGGCGGTCTCGCGCAGGCTATCGGCGGCGGATTTTCCAGGACTTAGGCGCACGTCCAGGGACGTCGGGCCGGATTGAATGCAGGCATAGGCGCATTCCGCGCCGATCAGAGTTTTCACGCGCATGGTTTTCTCGCTTTCTGTTGCCCGGGCCCATGCCCAGGTCCCGCGATGGTAACGCGTGCCGGTGTTAACTGTCAACTCTCGGCCAGGTGCTGGCGCAGTCGGTGCCACATCGGGGCCGCGTAGTTCCACCGGTCCAGGGGTTCCGCGTCAATCCCGAGCTTGACCAGGTCCAGGGCCTGCTCGCCACGGTACAGCAGCAGCTCGGCCTTGCGCGCGGCCACCGTGCCGGGCGGATGATATTCCACCAGGATAAACGTCGGGCAGTCCATATCCGCGTGCGATACGTGGAAGGCCACCTGATGCGGGCGCAGCTCCACCTTTCGGCCACGGCGCACCACCTTGAGCTCGACGGGCACAAAAATGCCCTCGGGCTTCATTGCGATAAGGCAGTCCGGAATGCCCAGGTTCACCCGGTTTTCAATCCGGGATATACGGCAGTTTTCGAGGTTTTCCCGGACTCGGTTGTACAGGCGGCTCTCCGGCTTCACTGGCATGGGGTTCTCCGTTCTCGGGCGGCCGCTCGTCGGCGCTGTCGTCTTCAGGGTCTTCGGCCGGTGCGGTGTCCGGCAGCTCGGCCAGCTCAGGGTCCGATTCCAACTGTCGGGGCGTGATGTCGATCACAGGGCCCCCGCCCTGGCCATACAGGCGGCGGATTTCCTCCAGCTTGCGCATGACCTCTTCCTTGGACATGCTGTCGATGGTCCCGTGCCTGATTTCCTTGCGGTCAATGTAGATCGTGCCCAGGGCCTGCCCTCGGCGGTATTCGGCCTGCACGGCCGCGCCATACGCGCCGGCTTGCAGGGCCTGGTCCCGGATCAACTGCAGGTCCCGCATGTGCCGCTCGTACGTGGTCCCGTATTTTTCGCCCAGCTCTTTGCGGCGCTCCTGGATCGCGGCCACGATGTGCGGGTTCAGCTCCGGGTCGGTGAGCTCGCGGGCCCGGTTCTTCGCCCAGGCCTCGCTGTACCCGGCCCGGATGGCCACCTCGCGCATGTTCAGGCGGCCGTCTTCGGCGCAAAATTCCTCGACGAACTTCCATTCCTGCGGTGTCAGCAGCCGGGGCTTGTGCGGCTTCACGGGCGCAGTGATCCGGGCCTCGACCACGGCCGGCCGTCCGCCCAGGGTTTTGCCCGCCAAGAACTTGTCGTCCTTGTTGGTCTTCATCAGGCCACCCTCCAGACGCGCCAGCCCTTGTCGGCCTCGCGCCAGCGGATGGAAAAGCGCACCCCGTCGTGCCGCTGGGAAAACATCCAGGCGGCGCTGCGGGCGTTCTTGACCTTGTCCGGGTTGGTGATCAGGAAACTATCGCCGACGCGCATGTCATAGAACGGGTACTTCTCCCGTTGATGCGTTTTCGGCATGGGCACGTGGCTGTCAATTGTCAACATGCCCGAACTATACAGGGAAGGGCCGGTTCTCGTCCAGAGTCCCTCACGCCAATTTGCGAAATCCTATATACAGGGAAAGAATGATTGTGCTTTGAGCGTACAAAAAAAAACGCGCGCGACTTTTATATGAATTACACCATTACACCTCTATAAAACACTGTAATCCTATCTAACCTATTGATTCTATTCATCTATTACACTATTACATCTCTTCTGTTCTTATACAAACGCTTATAGCGTATTCATTCTTCCCTAGAACCTATTCTGCGCGCCACCGCCGCAATGTGGCCCCTGGTCCGTGGTCCTTGCCCCTCCCACCGTGTCTCCTGCCCCTCTCCCCTTTACGCCTACAACGCAATGCGTTAACATTGCCCCATGAACACCCCTGACCCCCACACCCTTGAGCACATCCGCCACATGTTCGAGTACTCCGATGCCGGCATGGGCGCGTTGATCTGGCGGCACGGCCGTTATCGAGGCGAGCTCGCGGGCACGCCCATGGGCACCACGGGGGAGTGGCGGGTCCGCCTAGACGGCACCTCGTACTCCTGTGCCAAGATCGTGTGGTTCTTGGAGACTGGCTTGTGGCCCGAGGTCCGGCTTCGTCACACGGACAAAGACCGGGACAACATCCGGTTTTCCAACCTGGAAGAGACCAACCGCCGGGATGGGCCGGGGCGCTGATGTCCCCGTCCCTGGTTACTGCATCGCCCCACCGGCGAGTGACCCATCCAGCAGCTTGACGGCCAGGTGTGCGGGGATGACCTCCCCGAACTCGATCTCCTGGACATCGCCGACGTGGATGCCCAGGGGCGGGACGTGGAGCACGGGCCCCAGGCAGACCACCTTGTGCCCGTTGATGGTGAGGACCAGCACCTGGACCGTGGCCCGTGGTTCGAGCTCCTTCCTGATAGCCTCCTGAAACTCCTGAAAGCTATCGAAGGTCCCGTTCACGGCCTCACCTCTGCCCAGGCGGGGCCACCTTGCCCATCCCTGATCCCGAGGTCCAGCGAGAGCTTGTCGATCTCTTCCTTGCACTGGCGCAGCTCCTTGGCCAGGGATTCGGCCAGGTCGTTTTGCACTTCAATCCGGCGGCGAAGCGCTTGGATGTACTCGCGCAGCTCCAGGCTTTCCACTGGAACGGGCGGCTCTTCGGTCGAGAAGATTGCGGGTCTCAGCATGGTCAGAACTCCTTGTTCCAGATGTCGTTGATGTAGCGGTAGAGCTTGTGGTGGCCGATTTGCATGCCCTCACCTGTTTCGGTGTTCCCGATCCAGTAATTCTCCCCGCCTTGGAAGGCCTTGCAATAGTAGTTGCCCACGCGGATGAAGTCGCCCCGGCGGCGCTGCTCCAGCTCTTGCAGGACCTCTTGCCAGGTGTCGGCGGGGAGGGTGACGGATTCGGCCCCTGCCACGCGGGCCAGGTGCTCGCTCAGTTGCTTGTCAGTCAGCATGGGGGTCTCCTGTTTTGGGGAGGGCGGGTTTCATGCGTTCTTCGCGTTCCTTGGCCCATGCGTTCAGCTCCTCCACCGTGAACCAGGAGCGGGTGCCGCTGGTGTCGGGTGACGGCGTGGCCAGGCCGAATACCTTCTGCAGGTGTATCAGGGCGTCGATGGCAAAGCCCAGTTGCGTGTGGTAGCTGCTGCCATGCTGTGCTTCGGCACGCGCCCGCCACAGGCAGAAGTCCAGGTCGTAGATGGCCTTGCGCATCTCGGCCACGTGCTCTTGAGAGGCAGGGAAGACGGCTGTCATTTGCTGTCTCCGAAAAGGTCTTGCTGCGCGCCCTCGGTCCGTGGTCCGTGGAGCACGATCATGGCTTTGAGCTCCAGCATCAGGGCTCCGATGGTTCCATAGCACTGTGCGTGCAGGTCGTTGGCTTCTTGGTAGTTCCTTGTGCCGCGTTGGCACTGGCGCATCACTTTCTCGGCGTCGATCAGTAGGTCGTTGATGTCGGTCATGTCAGTACTCCACCTTTTCAATTTTGAACTCATGCTCGCAGTGTTCGCAGGTCACCTCCCAGTCCTTGAGTCTTTCCCACCGGTTGTTGAAGATGTGGCCCGAGATGTCGTGCTCGGTGTCATGCTGGGGCCCTGCCAAGTCGTTGGACTCGTCGCACTTCGGGCAGGTAACGTACAGGCTCCAGTCCAGTTGTGCAGTAGGCGGTCTAGGCATGGTCCTTCTCCTTGATTTGCTTGGCCACCCAGTCGCGCATCACGCGCCAGCGGCGCTCAGGGGCGGTACCGTCTTGTACGCGAACACTGTGGCGCAGGGGCCGGCCCCAGTCGGGTCCCCGCTCGGTGGGCGGCCCGTGCAGCTCGATGTCTTTCCAGTACCAGTCGTCCACGAACTCGTCGTTCATCCACATGATCTCTTGAACCAGTGGTGCGGCCACGCCAAAACGCTCGGCCACCAGGCGCTCATCGCAGCCATCCTCTGCGTCGCCCAGGTCGTCCATCTTGACGCCACGGGCCGCACCCAGGGCCCCCAGGGTGCAGTACTCGCCACTGGCGGTCGCGAAGCTGTTGGGGTACAGCTTCTTGTCAGGCATGGCGTCTAAAACGGCCAGCAGCTCGCGCAGCAGGGCCTGGCCACGCTTGCCACGGATGGAGCTGGCCACACGGCCGCGCCACATGATCAGCCGCCAGTTGTCTTCGATGTCGTCAGAGTAGCCGCTCCTGCTCATAACCGCTTCCTCCTCCGGATCAGGTCCGCAGCCTGGTAGGGCTCGGCCTCATGCGCGATGGCCGCGCAGGCCTCGATCTCGTCGTTGATGGCGCGGTCCACCATGGCTTTGACGTAGCCATCCACCGCAGCCAAAACCGCCTTGGCAGCGTCGTCGCAGGGAACGTCCGGGTTGGCCCAGATGCCGTCCTTGGAGATGCGCAGCACTGCGGTTTGTTCGTCGTTCACCGCACAGTGGAAGATGATGCTGTTGGGCCGTGAGTCGTGGAGCTTGTACTGTTGCATTTGCTCCGTGGGCACGCTGTACACCTGGCGCGGGTCGATGCGCTCGCCATCCTTCATCCAGGCGCTGCCCATCGTCGTGACATCGGCCAATAAGTCCTGCATGAGCTGATCCGGGGTCCGTGGCCCGGTCTCCGCTTTGCAGCGTGCGCACTGCAGCCGGTCGGTGCCCTCGATGAAATGCCAGTCGTGTTTGCAGTCATTGGGTTGGCTCATCGCCTTGCTCCTTTCCGATCAACATCAGTCGGTCCAGCTCCTTGACCACGAAGGCCTTGAACTGCTCGTCGGGCATGCCGCTTTGCTGTCCGCACATGGCCAGGACGATCAGCAGGGTGTTGACCACCACCGGACCGTCGTAGCTCTCCACGATCACCTGCAGCTTCTTGTACATCTCGTGAACCGCCAGGTTGTGCATGTTCACGATGTACTCGCGGTCCTCGGTCATGGCTTCTCCTTGAACATGTCGTTGGTCGTGCGGGCCATGTTCCAGCCGGCCCGGAAAACCGCGTTGACCTTGTTGCCGCCCCAGGCCTCGCGCTCGTAGTCTTCGATGGTTGGCCACGCATAGTCGGCCTTCGTGTACAGCGGCACGTCATCAAGGAACGCTCGATGCGATGTCACGGTCGTGGTCACCGAGCCGCCTTCCACCAGCTCTTTGAACCGATCCTTGTCGATCCAGCAGACTTCGTTCATATGCCCAGCTCCTTCGAGTTGATATACCAGTCCCGCAGTCCCCAGGCGTCATACAAGGCATGATGAGGATTGCTTGAAACAGTGTCGACACGCAAAACTTGCATAGTCAAAGGCGGTGTGTCGAGTCGTGTGCCCGGACCAGTGACCAACACCTTGCAGAACCACATGATGTCTTCCGGCCAGTCGGCAATTAGATGAATCGAATCGAACTGACGTAGAAAAGTTTCAAGCTGCTCCTGCAGGCTTTCAAGCGTGATCCACGGCTTTCCTAGTTTTATCATCACATTCTCAGCAACCCACGGGCCTGGGTTGTCGCATCCCAGCACCTCATAAAACGCCCTGCCGTCTTCCGCAACCAGCGCCAGTGAGATCAACTCGCCTCCGTAGCTGTTCCATTCGCCGTCAATAAAAATGTTCATTCTTGCCTCACAGTGTGCGCGGCGTTCATGCCGCTCATGAAGATGGCCGCCAGGGCCTGCTGGAACGTGCAGCCGCCGTTGGTCATGGTGGTGAAGATGTCGATGGCCTCGGCTTCGATGAACTCGCGCGCCTGGCGTGATCCGAGGTGCGTGCTACTCATCCCGCGCGGCTTGCCACGCGCCAGTGTGGGCTTGATCTCGCTCATTTTTTGTCCCAATCATCGAACAGCTCGTTGTTGCTCTCCGAGCGGCCGTAGCCGGCAAAGAGTCCTTTGATCCGCTGCCAGGCCAGGCGGCGCAGGGAGATGTTGGCCAACTGCTCGCGCAGGGTGTGCACCTCCAGCAGCAGGTCGTTCGAATGCTTGGACATCAGCTTCCATGCGGATTCAAACTCCTGCCGCGCCTCTTCACGGCCGTCCAGCTTGCCTCGCAGGTATGCGTCGGCCTCGACGTCCTTGTACGTGCGGCGCGGGCGCTTCTTGCTCTCACGGGTGGGCGTGATCTCGGTGATCACGATGGGGGTCTCAGTCGTAGTAGTCATCGGTTTGGTTCTCCATGTGTTCAAAAACTTCCTGCTCCAGGCGCTCGCATTCGGCGCGATTGCCCTGCAGCTTTTTCTCCAACCACGGCGCGGGTCGGCCCCTGCGGTCGAGGATTTCCCAGTCCCCGCAGCCGCCCTCCGCCGGGTAGCAGTACTCGGGCGGGCCGCTGACCTTGGCAGGAACGTAGGCCTCCCAGTAGGTCACGCGGACGATGCAAGGGATGCCGCAGCAGGTGGTGTCGAACTCGGTCATTGCACCACCTCCGATACCTTGACGCGGATGTTGCCCTGGCCGATGTGGTACATCAGCTTGAGCAAAAACTCCTGGCTCATGGTGCTGCTGTCGATCTCGATGAAGGCCTCCTGCGAGATCACCATGGCCGCGACCACGGTCCGTGGCCTGCGAACCCTGATCCGTGGCCCGTGGACACTGAACACTGGTGTTTCATCGTTGGTCATGTCGTCTCCGGCGCAAAGGCCTTCTCGTTGATCTTGTAGTCGTGGAACACCGCGCCGCGCGACTTGTCCCCGACCTCGCAGTTCTTCACCCACACCTGCTTGCCAGACTTGAGCGTGCGCCAATGCCCACGGCGCTCGTGCCAGCGCGGGCTCGCGTGCGTGCCACCTTGGTCCTCGGACCGTGGTCTGCGCGGCTCGATCACCACCGTGGTCCAGTCGTAGGACGGGACCTTGCCCTGGCGGATTTTCTTGGCCCAGTTCGCACGCTTGAGCGGCGTGTAGCCCGTGGCGGGGGCCACGTCCAAGGACTCAAGGAACGCGCAGATGAAGGCCAGCACGCCGGTGGCGGGACTGGTGCGGTAGTCGAACTTGGTGCCGTCTTCGTGCCGCACCTTGACACCGTCGGGTGTGACGATGAAGGTGAACGGCACGGTCGGGTGGTAGGACTTGCCGTAGAACTGCCAGCCCACCACCGCAGTCACCGTGCCCACACGGTTGGCCAGGATCAGCACCTTCTTGCCTTCGTAGCCGCACACCAGCGCGGTCTTGGGGAAGGGCAGCGGCCGCTCCAGGAGCTCGCCACTGATGTGCTGCTCATGGCGGTAGACAGCGGTCATGTCGAACCACTGGTAGTTGATGGCCTCTTCGGGTTCGAGGCTCACCATCTCCTGCATCAGCGGGCTCATAGCGGCATATCCCCGTGCCATGGTTCGTCACGCATGCGCTTGAGGTTGAAGATGAACCGGTACTGCGGGTGCACCTTCACGAACAAGCGCGCGTAGAACGCGATGTGGTCGTTGCTGATCTTGTAGTCGCCACCGGTGGTCGTGATCATCACCTCCCAGCGGATGCGGTTGATGATGAGCCAATGGCTGATCTTGCGATGGCCGGCGTTGATAGCCTCCAGCGTGAAGCGCTCGAAGTACTCCCACACGGCCGGGTTGGCCGCGTTGAATGCGTTGAACTCCCGCTGGCGCAGGTGGAATGGGGTGTTCATGCTCATGACTTCTCCCCCACGGCTTTGGCGATAGCAGCGTCTATCATCTCTTGCGCTATCGCGCCTACGAACACGCCGGTTTCCTTGACGCGCTGCAACGCCTCCAGCAGCTCAGGCGCGGCTGCTACCAGGCGGGCGTCTTCCGGTACAGACGGGCATCGTTTGTCGTCGTGGAAGATGGTCTCGTTGTTTGCTCCGACCACTGTGATGTGCGTCGCGCTTTCCCGTATCGTCCACGGTCCAGGTGTGTACTTGCTCATGCTGGTACCCCTTCTTTGCAGTCTTCGTGCAGCTTGATGAACATCTTGGTCTTTTTGCTCAAGGCATCGATGTCCATCGGCAGCTTCAGCGTGAACGTGCCGTTGCAGTGCAAACACAACAGCACGTTGTTTCGGAACACGCAGTGGTCGGTGTTCTTCTTCATGGCTGACCCTCCGGCGTGTCCACGCGGCGGCCGTGCAGCGCTTGCGCCCAGTGGTCGCAGCTCACACGGTCCACGGTGTACTTGTTGAAGTTCCGTGATTCGCGGTTCAAGCACATCGCTTGCACCGGCCCGTCCCCATTGCACTTGGCAATGAGCTCGGACCAGTACTTGCAATCCAGGCACTGGTTGACGCCTCTCATGACTTCACCTGCAGCAGCTCGCCCTCGTGATCCTCACCCACGTGCTCAGAGAACAACGTGAGCTCGAAGTCGCCTTCCGGCGTCTTGATCTCGATGGTCCGTGTGGCGTAGGTACCGTAGCTACCGGCACCGCTGTTGTTTTCCTTGGCAGGTCCGACAATGATGTCGGTCACCCGATGGATGTTGAGACTGAAGTTCATGCCTTTCTCCTTTCTAAGTTGGCAGTTGATTTTAGCAGGTACCGCGAAGTACCTGTCAAGTACTTTATTCGACCAAAGACAAAATATCTGCTCCCATGCCGCACCCGGCGCAGTACCGACTGACGATCTCCAGGGCGGTGTGGATGTCCGCGCCGCAGGCCAGCGCGCCGATGGCGAAGTCGCGACCAGAACCAAAGACGTACCAGCCGTCACTGCGTGCGGCCTCGGTGAAGTCCATCGGGTACGGACTCTTCTCGTACTTCAGCACACGCTTGTCAGGCGTGATGACCAGGAAGGCCACCCAGTCGTCCTTGTTGCGCATGCAGGCAGGCTCCTTGCCAGGCTCGGCCCCTTGCTCGAACCAGTGGAACATCTCCTGCGCCAGGTCCCAATCCCCGGCCGCTGCGCACAGGTGGCCGTTGATGCGGCGGATTTTGGTCACGCGGCGCACCAGGTCACTCTGTGTCGCCTGCTTGTCAGCGCCGAGCAAACCGTTCTTGTGATCCCAGATGATGACGGTCATTTGAACCCCACCATGATGCGATCCGGCCGCAGTACGTTTTGGCCAACAGGCCGCCACAGGTGCAGGCAGTACGGATGGTTGTTGACGTGATCCTTGGACGGCACGTGGAACTGCATGACCACGTCTTCGTCGTCCCAGAAGAGGTCTTTGACCTGGCACATCTCTTCCCAGGTCGGGCAGCGGTCTTTGCGGCTGACACTCACATGCTCCCAGCCCGCGCCATCGCTGGCCAGAACGAAGACCACCTGGCTGTGCTTGAGCTTGACCACGAAGGCTCCGTTGCCGGCGTCGCCCTCTGGGTAGCCGGAGAGCTTGACTCGGAACTTCTCAGGCATCCTGAACATCAGAACCACCCGAACCAGATGCCCGTGCCGTGCACGCAGCCGACCGGGAAGAACACCGCGCCCGCGATCAGAAAGCCCCAGGAGGCCGTCTTCAGGCAGGTGATGACGTGCGTGAACCAGGCCAGAATGACCCAGGCTCCGACTGCGAAAGGAAGAAGATCGCTCATGATGCCTCCGATGGACGTTCGACGTAGTTGTGGATGGGCTTGTAGGGAAAGGTGATGGGGACCATGCTGTCGCGGCTGGTGTAGTGCGACTTGTACTTCTCGCCGGTTTCCTTGTCCGTGTGCCACTCGTAGAAGACCTTGCCTTCCAGGTCGTAGGCCTGGCCATCAAAGCGGTCGGCCTGCTTGAAGACGCGGCTGCAGCGCTTGTTCTGGAAGACGCCGGTGCCCACCTCGGTCCACTCCCAGTCCTCGCCTGTCAGCGGGGCGATGGGTTCGAACATGGCCAGGGTCTTGAACATGTTGGCGGCGTAGGGCGCGGTGCTGCCGCTGTGGCCTTCCTCGGCGAAGATTTCCAGCAGCTTCAGGACGTGCTGGCAGAGGGCCTCCTGCATGTCGTCCTTGAAGCGGCCGTCCTCGTCGAGCCAACCTGCGGCCTTGAACTCCAGCCATGCGTGGTCGTTGAGGCGGCTCATAGGTCCACCCCGTCGGTCAGGTAGGCCATGCCGTTGTTCAGGCGCTCGATCTGGTCCGTGAGCCGTGCAACCTGGTCCGCCATCGGCGACTGCGAGGGCGTGGAGTAACCGGTGTCCTTCGACACTTCAGCCGGCTCTGGCAGCGGCCGCGTCAGCGGCCCGAGCTTCATGGCCAGGGCGTGGAACCGCTCTTCCATAGCCGCCACGTTCTTGGCCAGGCGCTCCATCTGGAACTCGATGCCGCAGCCCAAGCGCGGGCCGTGGTCCCGGACGATGCTGTGCTGCGGCCCGATCTGCTCGCGCTGATAGGCAGCTTCTTTCTCGGCCTGCTGCTTGGCCATCATGTGCAGTGAGTTTGGGATCATCGTGCAACTCCTTCCAGACGGTCCGCCACCAACGTGGCATATCCGGCGATATCTTTCCAGTGGTCGACCTTGTCGGGGTTGCCGTTGACGATGCGGCCGATCTTGTGGACGATCATCTCCAGGGCTTCCCACTGGTCGTCGCTGAAGGTTTTGTCATGCGCACGCGCGTGATCTGCCATCAGGCGCTTCATGCCCTGCATCAGCGCAGCACCGTCCCTGAATGGGCCGTACTCGTGGCCGCGTTCCGTGAGCAGCGCCACGATCTCCCCGTGGTCGTTGGCCGTGGCCGTCCAGGTCATCTCCACCGGCGCGGCCTCTGCCACAGGCTCCTTGGCGGGCTGCAGGAACTTGATAGGCTTGTCGAACAGCTCCTTGCGCAGCTTGTAGATGACCGGCTTGGCCGTCTGGAATCGCTCGGCCAGCTTGGCCACGTCAGCGTTCGGGTTCTTGATCAGGTACTCGCGAATGCGATCAGCTTTTGTTTTCTTGGCTCTCATTGGGTTGCTCCTTCGTGCGGATAAGTTTGGCTTTGCCTTCGCGGATTGTTTTCTCCACGTAGTCGTAGGCCTTCTCGATGTCGTAAACGGTGCTGTTTTCCAACTGCACCTCGTGAAGGTCCGTGATCAGCTTGAGTGCTTCCCACTCTGCGGCTTTCATCACGAACCGCATGCCCAGCCTGACACCCCGCTCCGCCAAGGCGTGGAGGTGGTGCTGGGACTCGTTGATCTCCTTGAGCCAGTCGTTGCCCTTGCCATGAATGGCGAGGGACTCCGACATGTTGGCCATGGCGATCAATCGGTCAACGTCATCTTTCGTGGCGCGACCTGTGCGCACCTGCTCCAATGCTTCGCGGTTCTTGATCTGGATCATCAGGAACTGGTCTTTCAACTGGGGCAGGCGCTGCATACCAGACAGTACAAATCCAAGCGGATCAGCCAGCACGGGCTTGGGCCGATACTTACTGCGTTTTCTCACTTGAACATCTCAGCAATGGCCGCGACCAGCATCGACAAGCCGATGAGGTACAACACGTACACCTGGGGACTGGGGCCGTACTCATGCGGGCGCTTGCCCAGCAGGATCGACTGCATGCGTTCCTCCTCGCGACCGAGCTGGCGCGGGGGCCGTTGATACTGCAGCCCGATGAGGACCTTGCCGGTGTTGACATAGCGGCCCGAGGCGGCCAGCTTCTTGTAGAGGTCGGGTTTCAAAACGGGGCCTCCTCGTAGTCTTCGAGGTCAACCCCCTTCTTGGCCTTCTTGCGCAGTTCCTTGGGCATGAGCTCGGCAGGCATGACCCAACGGGTACCATCCCACTGAGGGAAGGGCCAGGGGTACGGAAGTAGTGGTTCAGTCTTCACACTCTTTCTCCTTTCTGTTTGGGAGCCTCAATCTTAACCGCTCCAGTTCACTTGTCAACTCCTCAACTCTTTTTTCTGATCTCATCCAGGCATCTCGCCATAGGTGACTGTCGTCCAGCTTATCCGCTGCCGTCTGCAGAATAGGTGCAATCGGTGCGTGGCTGGGGAAGTCTGCGAGGTACCGGAGGTTGTCCGATAGCTTCATTACTTTCTCCAGGGGTGTCGTTCATACTCTTCGTGCAAAAAACCATACAGTACCAGGTCGTCCCCATCCGCAAAAACCTTGCGCATGCGTCCTTCGTACTGAAATCCCATGCGCTCTGCAAAGCGCTGGGTACGTAGGTTGGAGCCCCGGATGAGGCCCGTGATCCGTGGTACTTGCAGCACCTCAAAGGGCAACTGCATCACCGCGTTGTAGTAGCTGCGCGAGAGCCAGTGTCGGCCAGGCTCGGCAGCCAGGTGCATGTCGATGTTGGTACCGATGTAGGAGGAGAACACGCACACCGCGATGAAGCGGTCGTGCGCGTCCACCAGGCTCACTGCGCTGCAGTTGTCACCGATCCCGTCGGCCCCGATACGATCCTTTGTCCAGGCTACTGCAGCGGCGATCCGCTCATTCCTCAGAATCCGGGCCATAGGTATCGATGATCTCGTCTTCCCACAGCAGTAGCTGGTCCTCGGAGATACCCTTGGTGATGTCCACCTTGCGGGGCTTGCCAGCCGGGCCGGTGATTTCAAGCAGGACCGCTGTGACCTCAACCATTGGCGGGAGCATTTCGCCCCGGACCTCCAGTGCTGGCCAGACTTCAAAAATGAGTTCGACCGGTAGGGTTATTTCGGCGTTGTGCTTCACGTTCTTCCTCTTCTTTCTGTCGGCGCTGTTCGATGCGAAGCAGCAGCATTGATTCCTCATACACCTTGTCGAACACAGGCTCCACGATGTCGGCGATGGTCTGCGACATCGAGGTTTTGCGAAACGCGGCGATCTCTTTGAGCTTGACGTAGGCGTCCGCTGGCACGGTCACCGTGATCCAGCGTGCCTTCTTGCGTTGAGACGGGGACAACCGATCTGGCGGGTCCTTCTTTTTGCGGCGCTTTGCACCGAGCTTGCGGGGCCTGCCTGGGCGTCCGCGCTTGCGCTTGGGGCCCTGTGGCTCGCGCTCTTTCGGCACGAACTCTTCGCCGTCTTCCGGCTCTTCGTGTGGCACTGATTTCTCCTTTCTAGGTCTCGAAAAAAGCGGCCGCGACGTGCGCGGCCGAAGCCCTTGATGAGGGAGGAGACAACTGCTGAAAACCCAGCTCCATTATGCAGCCTCACCCCAGCTTGGACCAACTTCCACGTCCACGCGCGAGGGCACTTCCAGTGTCACCGCGTTGGCCATGATCCGTGATGCTTCGACCGCCTCGTCCCGATCCCGGACCGAGAGCGCGATCTCGTCGTGCACCTGCAGCCGGATGTCGAACCCGGCCTTGGCCAGCGCCACCATGCCCGCCTTGGTCTGGTCGGCGGCCGAGCCCTGGATGAGCCGGTTCAGGCCCTTGTAGGTGCCCGCCCGCTTGATGCGTCGGCCGTATTCGATGATGGCCTGCTCGTAGGGCAGCGCCTTGTTCACGCCCCACTCCACAGGCTCCCACAGCGGGAAGCGGCATTTGCGGCCCAGCAGCGTGCGGATCGCGCCGCCCGAGGCCGGGTGCTCGATGCGCTTCATCACCGCGTCCACCGTGCCGCGCAGGAACGGGACCTTCTGGTGGAAGGTGGCGATCAGCTCGCTGGCCTCGTCCAGGGGCAGCTCCAGGCTGTTGGCGAGCTTCTGTTTGCCCATGCCGTACATCAGGCCCAGGCCGATGGTCTTGGCAGCCTTGCGCTTAATGCCGGCCATGTCCGCGACCATCTGGTGGAAGTCGGTATTGGGGTCATCCCTATACGCCTGGGCCATCTTTTCAGCCCCCGGCAGGTCCAGCAGCGTGGCATAGTGGACCAGCAATCGCGGTTCCTGCGAGGAGAAGTCGTTTGCCGCCCAAAGCTGGCCCTCCTCCGGCAGGAACAGGCCCCGCACCAGCGGCCCGATCACCTCGTGGCGCGCGGGCACCTGCTGCAGGTTGGGGTTGGCAGCCGACAGGCGTCCTGTGACCGTGCCGCCGTCCTCGTTGCGCATCTGGTTGAAGTGGGTGTGGATGCGCCCATCGGCCGCGCTGTGCTTGAGGTAGGGCTCCAGGAAGGTGCCGTGGGTCTTGTTCAGCTCACGGGCCTCCACGATCATCTTGGCCATCGGATGGTCGTGGGTGTCCAGGAAGCTCTTGGTAAAGCTGGGCGCGCCCTGCGCGGTCCGTGGGTACTGGATCGAGAGCTTGTCGAAGGCCTGCGCGATGCTGGCGGCGGCCCAGATGTCCACCTTCACGCCGGCCTGGTTCTTGATGTACTTGAGGATGTCCTGCTCCTTGCGACGCATCTCCTCCACCTGGCGCTCGCACTCCTCGCGGTTGAAGCGAATGCCCTTGAGCGTGATGTCCACCAGCACCGGCAGCACTTCGGTTTCCAGCTCGAAGATCGACTGCACCTCGTCGCGCTGCAGCAGGGCCTTGAAGTGGTGCCAGAGCTTGAGCGTGAGCGCCGCGTCCTGCTCGGCGTACTCGCCCACGTGCATGGCCGGCAGCTTCCACAGCTCCTTTTTCGGGTGCACACCGAAGTCCGAGGCGGACTCCTTGAGACCCTGCTCCGACTTCACCTCCTTGAGGTAGTCGAAGCCCAGGCTGTTCAGGGCGAAGCTGAAGCGGTTCTCGTCCAGCAGGGGCGCTGCCAGCATGGTATCGAAGATGCGGCCGTTTACCTCGAAGCCGGAGGCTCTGAGCCACCCGAGGTCGTAGGCGGCGTTGTGCATGATCTTGTCAGCCGGCGTCGCCAATACCTCGCGAATCCAACGCTCGACAATGCGCTTGTCCAGATTGCCGCCACCACCGTGAGCAACAGGAAAGTAGCCAGCCCAGCCATCAACAGCAACGGCATAGCCAACAATGTAGCCATCGTTCCGAGGCCAGCCCGGCCCCATGGTCTCCATGTTGGGGTCGCAGGTTTCGAGGTCAATTGCAATCTCCTTAGCTGTGGACAAGTTGGGGAAAATCTGTGGAGGAACCCACTCGGATACCCGGGGGAACATGGACATGGTCCGTGTGTCGCGCTTCATAGTCGGAAGCCTTTCTGTTCATTCTTGGGAAGCACGATGTGCAGGGACTGCTTTGCACGGGTGATGCCCACGTACAGCAGCCGGTTGATGTCGTCGGAGTTGCGCTCGTAGTCCTTGGCGAACTTGGTCGTCAGGTCCGCCAGCAGCAGCACGTTGTCGGCCTCGCCACCCTTGGCTCCGTGGATCGTGGAGAGCTTGATCGGGGCCTTGCCATTGAGCTTCACGCCCCGGCGCAGCAGCGAGATGATGTAGTGGCGCTTGTCCTCGGCGATCTTGGTCAGGGCCTCGTGCCAGATTTCTGTAGAAAGAAGTCCGTGCTTTTCTTTCAGGAGATCGATGGTGTACAGCGCCCCAGGGTCGGCCGTCTTCAGGCCCTTGTGGCCGTGCTTGACGCAGTCGGTGTCCATGTACTTGTAGATGGCCTTGACCACCTCGAAGGGCACCTCGCCGCCCTTGCGCAGCCGCTCCCAGCCGAGCACGGCAGTGAGCACTGCCTCGGGCACGGACCGTTGGCCGTGGCGCTCGAACAAGAGCCCCTGGCTCTTCAACCAGTCGTGCATGTCGGTGAGCATGTAGTTGGCCGCAGCCAGCACCAGCCACTCGCCATGGGAGACGTCCACGTGGTGCCAGTCGTTGTAGTACTCCACCACGCCGGTCTCTTCGCGCGCCTTCCAGACCTTGGGCTGGCGCTTGCGGATGCGGCGCACCACGTTGTTGGCCAGGGCATGCACCTTGGCCGGCACGCGGTAGGACTGGTCCAGCACCTTGATCTCGCCTTCGAAGCTCAGGAAGCTGTCCACGTCGGCTCCTGCCCAGGTGTAGACGGCCTGGTCGTCGTCGCCTGCCAAAAACGAACGCTGGGAGCGCAGTGCCAACTGCTCAACCAGCCTCCATTGCAAACGTGAGAGGTCCTGCGCCTCGTCGATGATGAGAACGTCGAGCCGGGGCAGGCGGTCTGGCTCCAAGAGCACCTGCTCCAGGAGGTCAGTGAAGTCCAGCAGGTTGCGCGACTGCTTGTAGTGCCGGTAGGCGCGTTCCACGTACTCGAAGTGGAACCACTCCAGCTCCATGGCGGACTGATTGTAGTGGGTCTTCAGGTCCAGGCCCTTGATCCGTGCGATGTTGATCTCGTTGAGGATGGGGTTGTCCGCCTGCACCATGAAGTCGTCTTCGCCCTGGCCAACGCTGATCTCGATGCCGGCCTCCAGCGCAAACTCGCGGTAGTGCTCTGGCGTCATCATGTCTTTCGTGCCGATGCCAAGGCACCGGTAGGCCAGGCTGTGCAGCGTGCGAAACCACGGGAAGTCGCTGTCGGGGCGCAGTTGCGGGAACTTGGCCACGGCGCGGTCGCGTGCTTCGGTTGCGGCCTTCTTGGTGAAGGAGAAGTAGCCGATCTTGGTGGGGTGCACGTTGTCGGCGAGCTCCATCTCGACGACGTTGAGCAGGAAGGTAGTTTTGCCGCTGCCTGGTTAAGGGGGGCCGAAGACTTTGACGATCTTCGGCCCCATCTCCTTGTCAGATGTGTTCATGTTGAGTGTCTCCATGCCAGCGTTCCATGCAGTGAATTCGAGCGTGTTCTGCTTGCGTCATCACTGCCAAGTTCTCTGGGCTGTTGTTCCACTTGTCCCCGTCCTTGTGGTGAACAATTTCACCCGGCAGTAAGGGACGGCCAAGTTTCTGCTCGGCAACGACACGGTGCATGTGTCTGCCTCCCAGTTTGACGTAGTTGGTTCGTTGGCCGCTGTATCGCAGTGCGTCTTTATCCCGAAACGCTGCGCGCCGGGCTTGTTCCTCTGCGTCGAGGAGACGACTGTTGTGGCCGTTGATGAACCGAAGAGGCTCACCTTTCTTTTGGCCGCGATTACTGCGTGTGCGCGTAGCAATGGGTGTCGGTAGCCCGCACCCACACTCGCAAAAAGTGGAGTTCGACATGGCTTTCCCCTTTCAAAGCCGCCCTGATGAAGAGGTTGACCAGGTGGCCAGGGAAACCACTTTTCACCCCGTCGGGCTAGGTCGATTTCAGTGTATCTCAAAACGGGCTCCTTGCTTTCTTCTGCTCAGGCGTCTCGAAGGGCGAATCCTGCTTGCCAAACATCGGCATGCGCCAGCAGCGTGCGGTGCGGTTTTTGAGGAAGAGGCTGATCGGCTCCCCGCCTAGCTCGCGGATGCGCTGGGCCATCTTCGGGTGCGTCATGCCCTTGAAGTTGTTGCGCGTGAGGTGGGCTTCGAGGTCCTTCATGCGGAAGTAGACCTTGGCCTCGTCCTCGTTCACCCAGGGCCGGCCCATGAGAATCTCATCGCGGTCCATGGCCTGTTGCATGTGGGTCGTGAACTCTTCGACCAGATCATTGAAACGTCCAGTCAGGCTGGTGTCCTCGGGCGCTTCAGTGATCTGTTCACTCTCGACCATCTCACGAAGCAGGGCGTTGAGGAGCTGCTCCCAGTCTTGCTTGCGCAGTGTCGGAGGCAGCACGTTGATCTTCTCGACGCAGGCCTTCTGGAAAGCCGATTGGTTGTACAGCGCCTCGGTGTCGAGCTCGATGCGCTTGCCGTTGATGTCCAGGAACCACAGAGGCGGCTCGCTGTTGTACTTGGACAGGGATGAAAGCTGTGGTGCGTCAGGACCGTCCGCACCGATACCGTACTTGCGGGTTCTGCACAGACCACTGTTGCAGAAGCTGTTCAAGGGCGCGTCCTTGCACTTGTACTTGTAGTCTTTCTTGTGGAGCTGCTTGATGATGACCTGCAGCTCGTTGTTGGGGAGCATTGGCTGCACGAACTTCACGTTGTGCTCGGCCAGTTCGTTGTCCCAGGTCGCGGGCTTGGCTCGCTTGAGGAAAATACCAATGTTGAACAGGGCGTTGTTGCGTGTCCCCTCGGGGACGCCTTGAGCGCAGATAGCCTGTAGGCATGGTGGGCCGTCCTTGATGGGGTGATCGGGTTTCTTGGGTTCTTCCGGTGGCTGGATGTCAGGCGGCTGCACCCACTTGGCGTGCAGCTCGTAGAACTCCTCCAGCGTCGCCGCCGTGCCATCGTCTTGGATGGCGTAGCGCATGGTCTGATCCCCACCGAAGTACGGCAGGTTCAGGAAGTTGCCGGTGTCGCCCCGCTCGACCAGAATTTCGGCCTGCTTGGGAAAAATCTCGCGCCCTGCCTCGCCCAGCAATGCTGCACAGGCCTTGAGGTAGCGCTGCATGTTGGCGGCCGGAATCGGCTCGCTTACGAACAGGAAAACGTGCGCACCACCACTCTTGCTGCGGCATACCACCAGCGGCAAGTTCATCTCGCGGATGCGCTTGATCAGCCCCTGGTGATCCAGCGGGTACTGGTCAATGTCAATGCAGCCCCAGATGCACGTGTTGTCCGCCCGAATCGGAATGATGCCAAGCGAGGGATCAATGCCCTCCAGGTGCTTGGTCCACAAATCATCCGTCGGTGGCTTGCGCACCACGACCGCTTTGCCGGCTTGTTTGCCGCTCTCCTTGGACCCCTCGATCTTGTAGGTTCCGTATGCAATATCGAGTCCGCTGAATATCGCCTTGAACCGCGTGATGTCTGTCATTTCTTCTTTCTTGTAAGGTGGGGCCTACTCATGGTTGGGCGGGTACCCGTGTTTTGCCTTCCAGGAGCTACCTGGAACGACTCAACTATCCGTGACCCAACCACTTTCGGCCCCGAAACTCAGAACGGTGCTGGTCCTGCGTGGCTCTCGGCCCCCTCCGCACCTTCGTGCTTGACCTTCACGTCGCCCGCGCTGACAGACTGCGCGAACTGCTTGCAGGCCATGTAGATGTCATTGGACTCCACCGGACCCGTACGCTCGATTTCCCAGCCAAACCACTTGCCCTTATCGTTGGACTCGGCCGTGGTGGTCAGGCGGTAGACCTGGCTGTACATCGGCGGGGTGAACAGGCCGTTTTTGCCTGTCATCTTCACCGACTGCATCATGCTGTTCCACTTGCGGCTCTTCTTGAGCTGCGTGGACTTCATCACGATCAGCGCAGGGCTGGGGACACCGTTGTCGTCAATCACCATCACGTAGTGATTGGCGGTGTTCTCGATGTAGTTGCCGTTGTCCAGGTAGTCCTTGTTGTCACCAGGATCGCGATGCGTCTGGGACAGGATGTCGCTGGTAGCCGGGTAGATGTGCACGGGAGCACCGCTACCTTGGCCACGCGGGGCCCACTCGATGTACTGACGGATGTACGCACAAGGTACCACCTGCACGCCACGCTTGCCGTCAAAGAGCTCGCCGGTGACGCTGTTGAGGATCATGCCGGGGAGGGCACCATCCACATCGCCGACTTCCGGGCTGGTACTCGTGAGCAGGCGCAGGAAGGGCAGTGCATAGTCCTCCTGGCTCATGTTCTCGAAACCTTGACCGGCGTCTTGCTCCAAGTCGCTCATGATCGCCAGTGCGGTGCTGGCCTTTTGTTCCGCAATATCAGTCTTAGCCATGGTTCATGGTCCTTTCTTCGTGGTTCGTGTTAAACAGACTTGATGACAGCTTTTTGGCCAATGAATACGCCAAAAAGATCGGTATCGACGGGCTGCCCCTTCTCGATACGCTCCTTCACCCAGGCCTTGAGGGTCTGGGGCTCAATCTTCTCGGTCTGCTCGGCCGGATAGCCTTGCTCGCCCAGAAGCGTGAGAAGACGTGAGCACAGTTCGTCCTCGTTGCGACCGAACCGCACGCTCACAGTGTTCTTGATGATGTCGTCAAAGCCGTTGTCGCGCAGCCATTGGTACGCTTCAGCTTGACGGGCCTTCGGAATGCTGGCCCCATAGAACGGTTTGATACTGATGCTGCTACCGTCCTCCATCGCGAACGCTTTCATACCTGCTTCGGCCATGGCCTCAGGTATGGTTTGCTCGGTCAGCTTACGGTACTGCTCGTTCTTCTCGGAGAGGGTTTTCTCCAGGTCCGCGAGCTCCTTCTCCAGCAACTTCGCACGACGTGCAAGGCCAGAGATACCTGTCACCTGCTCGTCGGAAACTTGCAGGGCGTCAGCATCGTTCTCAAATAAATTCGTAAGACTCATCACTTTCTCCTTTCTTGAAAAGATCAACCTCCAACGGAATATAGCGCCTTTCGCGCTTGTCCCATTTGAGGCACTTGAAGCGGCCGTTGTTACGGGCCGCAGCTACTGCACAGGTGATACCTATGGCAGAGGGGTCGCCGATGAGCAGCAGGAAGTCATCGTCGCAAAACTTCTCCAGCTTGCGCTGGATGCGTCGTACTGTAGGCACGACTGAAAACGCGATCTGCGCCATAGGCGGCAGAATGGTCTCGATCTTGCCGTAGTCCAAAGCACTCGCAATGTTGTGATTCGTGGTCTCGGACACGACGTACACAGTTGGCACTGAATTTCTCCTTTCTGGAAATGAGCGACCAGTGTACACTCTCAACAAGGGCCGCGCAAGCCCCCTTCAAGAAAGTGAGAACACATGGACCGATTCCTTGAGACCTACCCGTTCAAGAACAAGCCTTTCCTGCATCAGCAGGCCTATCTGCAGCGCTTCTGGGACTTCCCTGTAGCGGCACTCTTTGCCGACATGGGCACGGGCAAGAGCTTCATGCTTATCAACAACGCCGCGATGCTCTACGACAAGGGCAAGATCAACGCGGTGCTGGTGGTGGCACCTAAGGGCGTGTACCGCAACTGGTATGACACCGAAATCCCCAAGCACCTGCCTGAGCACATTGTGCACCGCATGGCCATCTGGTCGCCGAGCCCACGCAAGGCCGAGGCAAAGGCGCTCGATGACCTCTTCGTGTCCACCGAGGACCTGAAGATTCTGTGCATGAACGTCGAGGCCTTCAGCACGGCCAAGGGCACGGCCTTTGCCAAGCGCTTTCTCTTCGTGCACGACGCGATGATGATCATCGACGAGAGCACCACCATCAAGACGCCAGGCTCGGCCCGCAGCAAGAACACGGAGAAGGTGGGCCGTGGTGCGCGGTACAGGCGCATTGCCACGGGCTCCCCGGTCACCAAGAGCCCGATGGACCTGTACCAGCAGTGCGCATTCCTGTCCGATGGCTGCCTGAACATTAGCAGCTACTACGCCTTCCAGGCACGCTACGCGGTGGTGGTGGAGCGCCAGCTCGCCAGCCACAGCTTCAAGCAGATCGTGGGCTACCGCCGGCTCGATGAGCTCAAGGAAAAGCTCGACCGCTTCAGCTTCCGCGTGAAGAAGGAGGAGTGCCTGGACCTGCCAGACAAGCTCTACGTCAAGCGTGAGGTTGATCTGACGGACGAGCAGGTGAAGGCCTACAACGACATGAAGGCTGTGGCCATGGCGCTGATCGATGGTGGCATGGTGAGCACGGTCAACGCGCTCACGCAGCTCATGCGGCTGCACCAGATCGTCTGCGGCCACGTCAAGCTCGACGACGGCACGATCAAGGAGCTGCCCAACAAGCGCATCGACGAGCTCATGGCCATCGTCGAGGAGACCGACGGCAAGATGATCATCTGGGCCAACTATCGGCACGACATCGAGGCCATCAAGCTCGCGCTGCAGAAGGAATACGGCATGAGCAGCGTGGCCACCTACTACGGGGACACGGAGGCCGAGGAGCGCCAGCGCATCGTCAACCGCTTCCAGGACATGAACGACGAGCTGCGCTTCTTCGTGGGCAACCCGAGCACGGGCGGCTATGGCCTGACCCTGACAGCAGCGGCCACGATGGTCTACTACAGCAACAGCTTCGACCTGGAGAAACGGCTGCAGTCCGAGGACCGCGCACACCGCATCGGCCAGACGAAGAACGTGACCTACATCGACCTGATCGCCCCGGGCACGGTGGACGAGAAGATCGTCAAGGCCCTGCGCAACAAGATCGACATCGCGACCCAGGTTCTGGGCGAGGACATCAAGCAATGGCTCATCTGATCCCCTGGTCTTACCAGTTTGCGTACGAAAAGCTCGAAAAAATAGACACGTCGTCAGGACGTGTCTACAAAGTGCCAGAATTTGGACATGTCCCCTCGGTGACAACCATCCTGGACCGCACGAAGGACAAGGCGCAGCTTGAGGCCTGGGCACAGCGGGTCGGGCCCGAAGAAGCCCTACGGCAGAAAGAGCAGGCGGCCTACATCGGCACGAACATGCACACCACCCTGGAAGCCATCCTGACAGGCGAGGCGCTGAAGTTCGGCACGGACTGGGCGGCCATGAAGGGGCACCTGATGGCGCTCACGCTGGCCAACAAGTACTTCCCCGAGATCGAGGCAGTCCACGGGTCCGAGGTGTCAGTGCATCTGGCGGGCCGTTATGCGGGGACCACTGATCTCGTGGCGACCTACCGGGGCAAGCTGGCCATCGTGGACTTCAAGCAGTCGGTCAAGCCCAAGCGCTTTGAGTTCATCACGGACTACTTCCACCAGCTCGCGGCCTACGCGATTGCGCACGACGCGATGCACGGCACCGACATCGACTTCGGTGCTGTGCTGATCGCTGTGCAGGACGGCACGACGCAGGAGTTCACCACCACGGGCCGAGAATTCAAGGAATTCAAGGCCGCGTGGATGGAGCGGGTTACTGCGGCGGCCGCTGCGCTGCCAGCCCCGTGATGCTGTCAAACGGGAAGAGCTGCTGCAGCATGGATGCCGCTCCGCCAGGCGCTGCCGGAGCTGCAGGTCCACCACCACCGCCACCGGCCTTAGGAGGCTGGCCAGGGCCGCCCTGCTGCATGAACGGCACGCCTCGGGTAGAGGGGGCCGGTGGCATCTGACGCAGCGCACGCGCTGCTTGGCCCTGCTGGGTGAACGGGGCTTGCGTGCCAGCCTGGGGCGCGGGCTGTGGCTCTTCGTACGTGGCGTAGTTCAAGCCGGACATCAGCATGTAGCTGTGCAGTGAGCGAGCGATGTTGAGCTTCTCGCGCTCCGTGGTCCCCCGACGCAGCAGCAGCGCCATGAACTGCGGGTCCTGAGCGGCCTGCTCGATGATGCCCCGGGTGAACATGGTCGGCATCTTGTCAAAGAGCTGGCGCACGGCCTTGGAGCCGGCGCTGGCCGCGATCAGCGAGCCAGGGCCACTGGGAGCTGCAGCCGTGCCGATGCGCGAACCGATCACGCGCATGGCCAGCTCACTCACCGCATCCGCGCCCTCGACGACGTTGTCGAGCACGCGCTTGTTGCCCATGGCCTCTTCAATGCGCACCATCGGGTTGATGAGCTGGCGCAGGTTCTTCACCTCCGTCAGCGTCATCAGGTTGTTGGCGCGCATGATGTTGATCAGCGAGGGCTGATTGGGCGCGATGGGCTTGAAGAGCGCGTCGTCAAAAGCCTGGATGTTGAAGTTGCCGCTGTTGCCGCCGGCCTTGGTGTAGGCGTAGTCGTACAGCGTGGACTTCAAGCCGTTGACGGCGTCTTGGCCGCCGGCTGACGCCAGTTTGGCCATGTTGCTGACGTTCTTGACAGGAAAGCGGCTGTTGAGCGCCTCCGACACCGCAGTGGTCGGGTTCTCAAACTTCAGCAGTTGAGCAAATGCAGCCTGGTTGCGCAGCGTCTTGTTGATGAAGCTGTTCTGCTCCTGCGTGGCGCGCAGGGCGTTCTCGGCCGTGGTGGCGTTGCGCAGATCACCGGTGATGCCCATCTTGTCGAGCATCGGCTTGTTCTGGACGATGAAGCCTTCGAGCTGGCGCACATTCAGGCGGCCAGTGGATGGATCAACCGCCTTGGCTGCCATCAGGCGCAGGGCCCGGGCCTGGGCATCCGTGATCGACGACACACGGCTGCGAGCCAGGTCGGCCTGCGGCTTGAGCGCCAGAGCCTGCGGGCTGCCGGCCCCAAACTGAGCCACCGCGTTGTCGTACTGGGCCGCCATGAACTTCACGGCGTCCTCGATCTCGGTCATCCGCTGGGCGGTGACGTCGGCGTTGGAGCCGAAGGCGCGCAGCACCAGGGTCTCCGCAGGGATGCGCTGGGCACCGGAGCGGGTCAGATCGCCCGTCTCAGACGCGGTCTTCGCGAACGTGCGGGTGAAGGTGTCGTTCAGCGCCTTGGAGAACTGGCGAGCGGAGTCGAATGCCGGGTTCTTCACGCCCTCCAGATCGCGCAGCATGCCCTCGGCCAGGGTGCTGTAGAAGTCGGCGTTGGCCACCTCGCCCCGGCCAGCGGCCTCACGCGAGAGCTTGAGCAGGTTGGAGCGGTAGTTGATCAGCTCGGCAATGTCCACCTCTTTGGCCTTTGGCACAAAGCGAGCAGGCACCGCACCGGTGTCCATGAACTCCTGGGTGTTTTTGCCGAGCTTGTATTTGCGCACCACGTCGTCGGTGACGCCAAAGTCGGCCATGATGTCCTTGACCACCTTGGGCATGGTGTTGGTGTACACCGCGTCGCCGATCTCCAGCGTGCGCTGCAGGAAGTCCTGCACCGTGCGGCTGGGCGCGAGCCGTGGTGCTTGGACCACTTCCTGTGTCACCTGACGCGTGATCGGCTGGCCAGCAGCATCCACGAGGCCCGTGGGCACCGTGCTGGTGACCGTGGCCTTGCTCGGCTTGGTCAGTTGGGCCAGGCCCGCTTGCCACAGGCTGGACTCGTAGTCGCGGGCGCTGCGCAGGGCGTTCTCGGTCTCCAGCTTGACGATCTCGCCGATCTGACGGCGTGCCTGGGGCGTGTCGCGAGAGATGAGGCGAATCTTGTCTGCTGCAGTCGCATCTGCTGCGGCCAAACGGCCCGCGAGCATCTGGTTGAACGCGGTCTCGCGCAGCTCGGCAGCCTTGCGCAGAGCATCGGGCGTACCGATGTCTTTGAGGCGGTCTGCCAAGAGCTGATAGGCGCGCATGGCCTGACGGCCCTGCTCCATGCTCTCGCCCATGAAACGGGCGTGGGCCTTGCCCAGCGTGGTCTCCAGCTCCGACAGCGCAACGCTGCCAGTCTTTTGGGCTGACGTGGGCGTGGTCACGCCACCGGGCAGCGGGCGCTCCAGCTCGCGGATCAGACGCGGCACGTCCTCGCCAGCTTCTGTCAGGATTGTGTAAAGACGGTTCGCGGCCCGTGCTTCTCGGCCGGATTGGCTCACCGTCGAGCGCATCTTGCCGACAAAGTCAGCCGCTGTCGTCGTGCCGTTGATGAGCAGACGGCCAGGGGAGAACAGACCACCGACCACCTCCGCGCCAAAGCGCGTGCCAGCAGCACCGGGATCGTAGGCCTCGGCCAGGCCACCACCAACACCCGCGCCACCGGCAGCGGAGGTCTCTGCCAGCAGGAAAGCCTTGGGGTTGCGGCGCGCGGCCGTGCCAATGCCAGAGACGAACCGAGCCACGCTGTTGGCCGTCATCTGCGGGATGCCGAAGGCCGTCGGAGCGAAGGCAATGGAGTCGCCAAAGGTCTTGCCGCCCTCGCGGTAGGGGACCAGGTCCTCCCGGGAGACGCCGGGGAACAACTGCTCGGCCTGCCGGCCTGCAAAGAAGCCGGTCGCGCCGCCCAGGATCATGCCGCCAATGGCACCGTAGGGCGGGAAGAACGGAGCACCCGCCTTCAGGCCCATGTACGCGCCCCCGACCATGGGGCTGGTGCGCACCAGACCCTGGCCAGCGCCGAGCAACGTCTCCTTGGCCGCCTCGCCCATGGTGGGCTCTTGAGCCATGCCAGGGTAAGTCTGCGCCAGCTCGGCGTCCTTCTCAGCGTCGGACTTGCCGGCAGTGTTGATGCCGGGATACAGCTCTTCGAGCGTCGGTGCTTTGGGGGTGGGTGGAGCCATTATTGGGTCCCCTTCTTCTGAGCGTAGACGTAAATCTTGCGGTTCGGGTCGAACACCAGATACTCGCCTGGCGCTGCGGCCTTCCACTGATCGGTGTTGTCGATCTTGCGCTGACGCACGCCGAGCAGGTCACGCACGAAGTTGACCTCTTCGAGCTTCTTGAAGGCCTCGCGGCGCTTCTCCATGCCCGTCTCGCGCGCTTGGGTGAGCGCGGTGGTCTTGTCCTCGATGCCGCTGAAGACGTTGTCCAGCGCGATGATCTGGTTGATGAAGCTCTGCTTGTTGTCCAAGAGCCGTGGGCCGAGATTCAGTTCGCTCAGAATCTGCTTGCGCTCACCCTCGGCAAAGCGCGGGTTCTCCTGCAGCACGTTGACCACACGGTTGCGCATGTTCTCCAGCATGGTCGTGGCCTGCTGGAACTCCGGCTTGATGCGGCCAGCGGCCTCCAGCGGGATGTTGCGCGCCACACCGGCCACGAGCACGGGCACGAAGCCGGTGCCAGTGCTGGCCAGGTCGAAGAACGTGGACTGCGGGGCCGCTTGCGCGACGTTGGCCACATCGGCCGGAAGGTCCGCGACCGACGCGCCAGGAGCCGGCACGGGACGAGCGCGGCCAGGGGCAGCCGTCGCTGGTTGGGGAGCTGCCGCGCGGCCACCACCAGTGGCAGGAGCGCCGCCAGCGGTCGTCGGCACGGCCAAGTTGCGCGCCCTGAGCGCGGTCACCACAAAGGGAGGCAGCTCGTTGCGCTGCTCGCGCGTGCCGGTCTCCTGCGTCAGCGGGTTGGTATAAGTGACCAAGGTCGGCTGTGTGTACTGTGTGATCGCGGTCATGAAGGCGCGATCCTCTTCCGGATCGAGCTTGCCCTCGGCGAAGTCATCGGCCTTCATGTACATGAAGTTCAGAGCGCCGCCGGTGACGCCCTTGCCAAAGATACCGCCTTGGACATCGCCTTTCTTGCCCGCCGCCTTCAGGATGTCGCCAAACGCCTTGCGCTGGTTGTCCAGCAGCTTGAGGTTCTGTTCCCGGGTGGCACCAATGTCCTTCTCGGCCGCCTGCAGCCCCATGAGCTTGAGTTGGCGCTGCTCTTTGTCCGTGGCGGCGATGTACTGCGCCATCTCGCCAGGCAGCGTGCGCGTGGCACCAGCCAGGCGTGAGACAAAGGAGCCACGCAAGGGACGGCCCTGATCATCGACGTTGCCAGCAAAGCCGAAGGCGCGTTGGCCAAGCGACAGCAGGAGTTGCGCCTGACGCGACTCTGCGTTGTCACCCATGATCTGCTTGTACATCTGAGCCCGCTTGGCCGATTCAGCGGCCAGGTCTGGCACGGCCAGGGGCTTCTGCGCCAGCATGTTCGTCAGTTGGGTGCGGGCCATCTGCACCATCTCCGGGGTCGGAGTGAAACCAAGCGAGGACGTTTCGCCAGCAGGGGTCACGCCGTCCTCGTCAGACCCCGTTTGAAAACGCTGAACGTACCCACCGGCTGCCATCTGCATCGGCGGAGGGCCAGCAGGAGCGCCACCAGGCGGTGCACCCGGGGGTCCACCAGCACCGGCCAAGAGCGCGGCGATGCCGCCGCTGTCAGGAGGCGGTGCCATCTCTGATCCGGGAGCCATGGGCGGTGCGCCAGGAGGCATGCCGCCAGGGGCCGCACCTTGCGGAGGAGCCATCGGGGGCTGAGGTCCTTGGGCCATGGCTTGCGAAGGCGGCAGCGCGCCAATCCCACCACCTTGGGCGAGGATCGGCTGCAGCATCGCCAGCACCGGCTCGGGGGTCTCCGAGGCAGCGGCGTAGCCGACCAGATCGGCCAACTCATCGCGGCGCGCCTCGATGGAGCGCATGTCGCCGCGCAGGTTGTTCATGAGGATTTCGGGGGAGTCCGGGCGGCGCTCCATGGCGGCCGCATCTTCCTCCTCGCCTTCGAGCTCGTCTTCGTCTTCGAGCTCGTCCTCCATGTCGTCCATGAAGCCCTGCATGATGCCGACGTTCTCGACATCCTGCTCTTCGTTCATCATCTTGTCGTCCATCATGACCCCTTAGAAAAGCCCTGCCTTTTTGGCCCCTGCCATCGTCGAGATGGCACCCAAGCCGATACCCACCGCCTGCTGGAACGGGCTGGCCGACGGCTGGCTGGCCACCTGTGTGGACATCTGGCTCGACGGCGCACCCTTGTAGATGTCCGACAGGAAGCCCGCCTGCTGGTAGGGCGCGTAAATCTTCTGCAGCTCGCTTGCGCGCTGCGCATCCAGCGTCTGCTGGTTGAACGCCTGCTGGGCCTGGCCCACGTTGTACAGGAAGTTGATGTCGCCCTGCTGCAGCGCCTGTGCGGTCTGGCCCAGCGCGCCTTGCTGCACGCCGAGCTGGCCAAGCTGCCCGGCCATCTGGCCAAGACCTGCAGCCTGCTGCTGACCGATGCCGAACTGCTGCGTCGCGAGCTGCCCGATCCCCTGGCCAAGGCCCT